TGTGCAGGTACCGGTCGCCGCAGCCGGAGCCGTCGCCGGAGCCGTAGCCGTAGCCGGAGCCGTCGCCGTAGCCGTCGCCGTAGCCGTAGCCGGAGCCGTCGCCGTAGCCGTCGCCGTAGCTTACAGCCAGAAAGGCTTCGATCTTCTCATCAAGCGTCATCTCTTCCACTCCTTTACGCCTCGAAGCGACGCAGATGCCGCATCCGTGCATGGGATAATCTGGATTGCCCCCAGCACGGTCATTTCCGGAATTGTCACGGTAAATCGGCAGCCACCCGGCGTTTTCGTCCCATCCTGAGCGAGCTGCTCAACAGCGCACGCGCCTTCCCAGCTCCACAGCTTACGCACATCAGTCATGGTGATCTCGGAGCCGTTTCTCTCCTTGATCTTTCCGAAAAATACGCCTGCGCGGTCGCAGCGAACGATATAGTCCTGATTGTTCATGATGAAATTCCTCCTGATTTTTGTTAAAATTTGAAGCTCTCTCTGAGCTTGATTCCGTGTGCCTCCGCTCTTTTTGCATGGAGAACAGTGCTTTCGTTCTTCGTCTTCACTTCATCCAATGTGACGCTGCCTCCTTTGCTTCCTCCTGGCTAAGAAAAACAACGCTCTCGAAGTTGCTTAGTCTCTCATAGTCTCCGCCATGTCTTCCCTCCAGATAAACTGCATCCGCCATGACGTGTAGCGGAATTACGGGCTCCGTGTCCGCAGCCCACACCGTATCGCCGATTTTGCACGGTCGGATGACAATTTGATGGTTTCTGTCGGCCTCGGCCAGCTCACGTAGACGGTCATCCAGCAGCCAGTTTTTCACATACTCCCAACTGCAATTATAATCAATTCCAACATCCATCAGGATATTAGACATTCGTTTAGACTCTTCCGGCGTCAGCCCCGTTTCCTCGTAGGCTGCAAGACGCTCCACACACGTCTGTCTGTACGCGCTTTTTGCCACACGGTCATTGCAATCATTGCCACTGTAACAACCTGCCGGATAATTGTAATCCGCTGCGCCGCTTGCGAGATATTTTGTCAATCTCTCCATCACTCCACCTCCTGCATCTTACTAATCACTTTTCGGATCACGTCGCCACCGTAAGCGTCTTTTGTCAGCTCCAAAAATTCCGTCAGCGTCATCATGCCGTGCTCGAGGTCGACGCCGTAGTCTCGGGCAAACTGCTTTCGCCCCATGTCACACGATCCGGTCAAGCGATGATGCCAGTCGTAAAAATACTGCGTCGGATACGTTTTTTCACGGTCTGTCTCTCGCAGGAACGCATCTATACGCTCGTCTTCCGGCATATTCTCGAAAAGCTTGTCTCGCAACGCCTCCATTGCTTCGCGCAGCGTTTCGCCGTGTGCAAAAACATTTTCTTGTTTAACGATATAGCACGGCGTGAGCGTCAAATCATTGTTCACGATTGCCCCGTGCGCAGTCGTCTCTTTCGTGGCCACACTCAGGATGCCGTTGCAACCTTCAAATGCGGCAGGCTTCCAGCTAAATGGTTCTCCGATGTACATAGTCAGGCCTCCTTTTTCCGTTTCTTCCAGCCGTCACATGGCACGTCGGAATCAGGCGGCGTGAATACCGGGTAGCCTTTGCCCATGCCCCAGTTGTAGTCTTTGTCTCCATAACGGAAGCAATAGCCATAGATGACGGCCTCGTCGCTGCGAACGAACGGCTCTCTCAGTGCAGCGTAGCTCCGACACGTCTCGCAGCTATGTACTGCTCCCTCGTGAGCCTCTGCCCAAAGCTTCGTTTGCTCTTCCGTGGTCACGTCAAGGATTTTTCCCATTATGCGTCCTCCCCAAATCTCAATTTTGTTACGGCAATGGGGAACTCTTCAATCTCGCTTGCCCAGCGTGCCGTGCCCTTGCCGTTGTGCCGCTCAAATACCAGTGGGAACCCGCCGATGCCGTCGAACAGGCTCCCCATCGTAACAGGACGCAAATATTGCGCACTGATACGCTTTGCCAGGAAGTCCCAAAATGGCAAGGCGATGGAATTCCCCAGCGCCTTATAGCGCGGACTGTCGCTCGGCTTGCGCAGTTTGCCCTTACTGTCGCGCCACTCGCCGATGTCCGTCCAGTGGTCTGGGAATCCTTGCAGCCGCTCGCATTCCATCGGCGTGAGGCGGCGCACAATCATTCCGGTTCGGACGGTGTTTTGCAAATTCAGACTTTGCCCTACGCTTTCTTTTGCTTGCAGCGTCCCGTTGATCTCGCCCCCCTCGGTGAAATTGCGGCAATCAACACTGCTGACCACTAAATCGGTGCTATCCTTGTAATCTCGCTGCTTGCAGTTGCTCGCAACGTCTCCCTCGCGGTAGTCCCCGAAGCCCTGCATTTGATAGCAAACCGCCGGAACCTCGCCGAAGGTGTGCAGCGCAGAACACGGCTTGTCCGGTCCGACGGTGCTGCGGTTATTCGGCGATGTGATCTGCGCGCGATCAAATATCAAAACAGACGGACATTGATTCGTCCCGCTTGATACCGCGCCCAGCGTCGGCGCGCAGTCCTCGGCGTAGCCGATGCCGTTCGCCTTTGCACCCTGCCCCGCCTTAAAGGCCGCGCAGATCATCGGCTGATTGTTCCCGCTCATGCCGGCCGCAGCGGTCAGCGTAGGTGCTCTGTCGTCGCTTCGCACCTCGGCCCCGCCTTGCTGTGTTCCCATGCAGAAAATCGCCGGGTTATTTACTCCGCCGCCAACGCCACCTTGTAGCGTCGGGGATGCTCCCTCTGTGCCAAAAATCCGTTTGCTTTGGCAGTCCCACTGCGTCAGACAGTTTTGGAAAATCGTCTGGTCGTTGCTGGTGCCGAGCGTTCCGCTCTTGTCCTCCTGAACTAAAGCGCCTTTTCCTCCTCCGTCACAGCCCCCCCTGATTCGGACTGCATAAGAAGCACCGCTTTTAGTGTTTCCGGCAAGTCTTTCCCGCGCCGTTCCGCTCTCCGCAAAATGCCTTGACACGCTTTTGCGCTCAAAGAGTATTTCTCCTGCGGTGTCTCCTCCAAAATCTGCGACAACCGAGATACGACGGCGACGTTGGGGGACTCCCCAGTGTTGCGCGTCATGCACTCGCCAAGCCACGCTCCATCGTCCTCCCACTTCATCGTGGTAGCCACCCCAGGTGTTCCAGCCTTTTTCAGGCACTTCAATATCGGGGGCTTCCGGCTCTGCGATGCGGATGATCTCTTCGAGGACTGCCGCGAAGTCTTGTCCTTTGTTGCTGCTGAATGCTCCGGGCACGTTTTCCCAGACCATAAACCGAGGTCGGACCATGTCACCTGTTCGTCCGTTCGCTTTGTCATGTGCTCTCATCTCCTTCACGATGCGGATCTGTTCCATGAACAATCCGCTTCTTGCGCCGGCTAACCCGGCGCGTTTTCCTGCAATGCTCAAATCCTGACACGGTGAGCCTCCCGTGATAACGTCCACGGTCTCGATCTCCGCGCCGTTGATTTTCGTAATATCGCCGAGGTGCTTCATCTTCTCCCCTCGCATTCCCCGAACATCTCCCGGAACGTCAGGCCCGTCAAGTCTTCCAGCGCCAGCAGCTTTTGGATGGTCGGCTCGATATCGCCCTTGACATATTGACTGATGACCGACGCGCTGATGCCCGTTGCGGCGGCGAGCGTCGTCTGGTTGTAATTCGTCGATTCCAAAAACGCTTTCAGCCCCGGATATGGGCAGCGCTCCCACGGCGTTTTGCTCATAACAAATCGGCTCATATCACTCGCCCCCTAACAGCGTTTCAATCGGGACGTTCAGTGCTTCGGCGATGTAAAGATACGTCGATACCGCGCCGTATCGTCCGCCTCGCTCAATGCAGGAGATCGTGCTGTCCGCTATTCCAGCCCTTTCTGCGAGGGCCTCCTGATTCAGCCCGCGCATCTGCCGCCACGCCTTGACGCGCTCGCCGATGCGCTGCTCGGTCGGGATAGGCCCCTTCGGCGCTTTATCCTCGCTCAGGAAGTCCGTCACACGGATGCCCACGGCCTCACAGATGCGCTCGCACAACGGGAGGGTCGGCATAATGCGCCCATACTCATAATTCGCAAGCTGCCCCTGCACAAGGCCACACATGGCGGCAAACTGTGATTGGCTCATGCCCCTTGCTTTTCTAAGGTTGCGGATCCGCTCCGCAATGTCTTTTGCATTCATCTTTTCGCTCCCTTTATTTTCTCAGCTTTTGGCCACGCCGCGTTTTGAACTGGCGCGCTCCCAAATAATCGTCTTTTGCCTGCGTCTGCCGCTTCTCTTCGGCCTTCGCCGCCCGGACCTTCGCAATATCCTCCGCATAATGCGGGCAATGGTCCTGGCAGCCGGGATAGCGCACGGGTGGCAGGCAGCTGTGGCAGTGCTCAAAGCTCATCTCACACCTCGCGGATCGTGATGCCGTACTTGTCCTGCATCAGTTTCTTTTTCAGCAGATAGTCTTTCGTTTTCACGCCCTTTGCGTCCTCGACCTCGCGCAGCCAATGCACCGTGCCGTTTTGGTCCGGCTCGGTCGCCCGCTCGTAGGTAAAATCCGCACGGTAGACCATCGGCTTGATCCTCTCGCCCTCGATGGTCGTGTAGCCCTCCACGAGGGTAAAATTCACTTGCAGCCGCAAATCGCGAATCTTGCCCATTGCTCGCAGCACTTTCAACTCCGAAAAGCGCGCCGCCTCACGCTCGGAATCAAACTTGATACCGTCACGCACGACCTTGCGGTTGCCGTATTTGCTGCGCTTTTGGACTTCCTGCACGGCCATCTTTGCCATGACCTGAGCTTGAGCATCTTTCCCAAGCTGAGAAATATCAATGCCCATTGCTTCCCTCCAACACCGACTTGACGTACCGCAGGCGCTTATTCGCCTTTTCGCGTCGCAGATTGTCGCCCTTGAACACCAGTGGCGTACACATCTCGATCACGCGGTCATAAATGCGCTGATAGTCCATGTTTTTCGGCTTGCACAGCTCGTCCAGAGTCAAGTTCGTGGTGACGATCAGCGGCTTTTTTGCCTTATAGCGCTCGTCAATGACCGTGTATACCGTCTCCATTGCGTACTCGCTGCTGCGCTCTGCGCCAAGATCGTCAATTACCAACAGCGGGTAGTACCTCACCTGCTTGATGATCTCCTGCTTGTCGTATCCCGCGTTGAGGATTCGCGGGAAGCTCGTAATCATCGCCGGAATTCCGCGATCGATCAGCTCGTTAGCGATGCACGCCGCCGCGAAGGTCTTCCCGTTTCCGGTGTTGCCCCACAGCAGCAGGCCGCTGTTCTCGCTCCGCATATCGTCCCATGCGTCGGCATAGCGCTTGCATTTGACGATCTCGTCGCTCATCGTCGCCCTATCGAACCGGCACGCCGTCAGGCTCTTGTCGCGGATTCCGTCAGCACGCAGCGTTTCGATGCGCAGTCGCTTTTCACGGTCAGCGCGAGCTTTTTTCTCGGCCTCGTACTCTCGCGCCGCGCAAGCACACTGGCACCCGACAAGGCGGACATTCCCGCCGATGGGGATGCGGCACTGCTTCGGCGTGTTGCAATGGCCGCAGTACAGCAGCCCGTCTTTCTCGTAATCGACCAGATCACGAACAGGCTCGGCCTTTTTCGCGATGCTGTCGATCAATGCGTCAACGTTCATAGGCTTCCCTCCGTGTTGCCGTAGTCGTAGTGATACCCTCTGCCGCTCTCGGGTAGCTCATCGTCCCACCGGCCTTGATTCAGCCATGTAGCGGGGTGTGGAATAAACTGCCCGTTGTTCTGCGTCCATTGGTCGCTGCACTTCTGCCGCTCCACTGCGGTCACAAGTGTTTCGAGTGGGACTTTGACCCGCTCGAAAGCTCTCTTAGCAGACTGTTTCCCGATTTTTCGCGGGTAAACTGACCAAAAACGCTCGAATGCGTCCCTCGTAGAGGGGGATTTAGAGGGTATATCGTTTTCTGTCTTATGTTCTTCGTCTTCTGTCTTATGTCTTATGTTATTAGTAGGCTTACATTTGCTTGCATTTGCTTGCGTTTGCTTACATTTGCTTGCATTTGCTTTTGGTGCTCTGCCGCCAGCCGCTCCATTCTGAGCCAGCGCATCAGATTTTTGAGCGTCACGGTCAACGACCGACTTAAATACCGGAAATAAAAGGGATTCTCTCCCGAGGTTGTCTGGAATTTCACCCGACCTGGCATATTCTAAAATCGCAACAAACAGACGGCCTTTTTCGTCATCTTCCAGTGCTGCTGTTTGCTCGATCCAGTCGTAATATGCCTTTACATAGCACCTTGTAGATGCAGCTCCCATACCGCCACCGCCTTAAAACGGCAGCTCGCCGTCGTCCTCGCTGACCTCTGCAAAGCCGCCTGCGGCGCTCTCTGCGGCGTATTGCGGCGCGGTGGTATCATTCCCCTCCAAACGCCTGTTGTCCGCAAAATACACGCTGTCGGCCTGCACCTCGTAGCTCCTGCGCTTGTTGCCGTTCTTGTCCGTCCAGTCGCGCATCTGCAAGCGCCCCTCGACGCCGATCATGCGACCCTTATCGGCGTAGTTGCAGAGCACTTCTGCCGTGCCGCGCCATGCGACAACGTCGATCCAGTCCGTGCCGCCCTCTTTGCCGTTGCGATCAACGGCAAGAGGGAACGACACAACGGATACGCCGCTGTTCGTCTTTTTCAGCTCCAAGTCACGCCCGATGCGTCCCATCAGGCAGATTCGATTCATGCTCATTTCAATTCCTCCTCGCTTTGGTGTTGGTGCAGATAGAGCACATGGCTCTTGCCGATGGCGGCGTTTTGGGCGAGCCATGCGCGCGCCTGCTCGCGGGATAGATGGCTCTCCATCGCGCGGCTCTCATAGCTGAATTCTCCCGCCTCCAGCTTGCGCTTCATGCGCTCCTGTATCTCCTCTTCGCCGTAATTGGCTTCGATCAGATAAAGGTCGTAGTCCTGCGCCACAATGCCGTCCAGCGAGGCGCAGTCCGTCGCATAGAACACGCGCTCGCCGTTTGCAAATTCGATATGCCACGCACAATTCGGAACATCGTGAGGAATGGAATTGTAGGACACACAGACGGGGTAGAGAAGGGAACAGGAGTAGAACAGCACATGGCCTGCCATGCCCTCGTCGGTCACGCGGCGGTCCACGCCGATGCGTCCCATCGGTCCCATGAGCCACGGAGGGACGCACCAGCGCAGCGCAGGGCGCAGGAAGTGCAGGCGCTTGATGGTCTCGGGGTTGAAGTGGTCGCCGTGAACATGCGTCAGCAGGACGAGCCTCAATCCCTTGCAGTATGGTTCGAGTTCCCGAAATGGAACGCCGCAGTCAATGAGTATTTCATCATTCAGCAGTACGGCGTTCCCCTTGGAGCCGGTCGAAATGACCTTGACCTTACAGATCATTCATGCTCACCTGCTTGGTGGTGCCGGTCTTTCCGTCGTCCGGCGTACCGAGGGCGTCAGCGGGAGCGGGCAGCTCGTCCTTGACCTCGCCTGTGGTCTCGTCCACTTCGACGGTCGGGAGATCAAAATACTGCTCGCGGCTCGCGCGTCCCTCTTTCAGTGAGGTATACACATTACGCAGGCGCACGATGCTCTGCGCCGTGAACGCTTCGGCCTTGCAGCCGATGTACTTTTCAAGGCACTCCATCGGTACGCCGAAGTCATCCTTGAACGCCTGTCCCATCTTGCGTACGCGGTCGATCATGGGTTCATCGCTCTTTCCCATCATCGTCTTGGTACACGCCGCAAGAGCGGTGTCTACCACGTCGCCGGGGATAATGCCAAGAATGCACGCGCGCATACGGCGCGCGCCCTGATTGGCGACCATTTCATAGATGTCGCGCGGGTCGGTGAGGGCAACGCTGCCTTTCTTGGTGTAGCGGATATGCGGCACGGTGAAGATCTTCGTCTGGCGGGTGTTGGTCTCCAAATCCCAGCAGTAGGCCATGACGGTACTCTCGCCGTTCTTCTGCTCCAGCTCGGTAATGCCGAAGTCGAGGTTGCCCCAGTTCTGCGCCATGACCTCGGCGAGACGGATTGAGGGGCCGGTCACGTTCTCGCCGCCGCGCGGGTATTCATAGATCGCGCGCTCGGCAAGGCTCTTGCGCTTGCAGGCGTTGAGAATGCGGTTGTTCGCTTCGATCTCGTCACGGGGAAAACGCTTGGCGACGACCATTGCCGCCTGTACCTCCTGCGCCTGACGGGAGATCATCATTTCGGCGTTCACGCTCTTGGCGCTCACAACTTCGGTGCTGTTGTAGGTCTGCATTTCGTTCATGGTAATATCCTCCTTAAAATAATCATTCGTACTGATAGCCATTGCTGACAAGGAATTGCTTCAAAAGGCGCAGGCGCTCGCGCGTATCGGTCACGCGGAACGACACCGTGAGGCGTTCGACCGCCACCTGCTCCACGCGCTTCGGGACGACCTGCGGGGCCGCTGCGACGGTTACTCCAGCAGCGCGCGCTGCTGGAGTAACCGTGTGGCGTTTCACGGCCTCGCGCTCCTCCTTGGCGCGGCGGTGACGCTCGTTGACAACGGAGATCGCAAGCGAGAGGTCGAGGTTATTTTTGTACTCCACCATGATCTCCGGCGCGTTCTCGCTCATCGTGCCGATGGTTTTCATGTCCTGCGCCACGCCGTCCACCTTTAGCTTGATCTGCTCCATGAGCTTCTTCGGCGTCTTGGCTCTGGCGCTCGCCATATCGACCTTAACGCCGGTCTGCCCGAACGAAAGGAAGTCGATCTCGTTGACCGCGCACAGCTCCCGAAAATAGCACAGCAGCATTTCCTTGCAGCGGCTCTTGATCTCGCTTTCCGTCGCGTCGATCTTGGCTTTCAGGTCTGCGTCGGCGCGCTTGTACGGGTCGGCGATGCACTCACGGTAGACGGATTCGAAGCTGTCGTACTTCTCCATGATTGCGGCTTTAATGGCCTTGCGCTGGGTCTCGGCATCGGCAAACTCGCGGTTCATTTCGGCGCGAATGTTCTTCACGCTGGTTAAGGTCTCGTCGGTGCAGACAAGGCTCATTGCCTCTGCGACGCGCTGCTCCGTCTGCTCCTTCCGGCTCCTCAAATGCTCCTCGATCACGGGGAGTTGAGTCACTTTCATCAGGGTGTTATCCATCTTCGGTCTCCTCCAATTCTTCAAAATACATTTCCTCTGCGCCGCAGTCCGGGCAGAACTTTTCCGTCACAAGGGCATAGCCGCGCTCACCGTCAAGGTTCTCGCGCCTGCGCAAGACGTCGGGCTCGTCAAAGGTCAGCCCGCACCATTCGCAGCGGTACATCACATCATCGCCGAGACCGCGATGAGCACTGCCGCCAGCAACAGGCAAATACCGGCAAAAAGCATCGCCTCGTCCGCTTTGCGCTGCTCTCTCGTGCGCTTGTCATGCCGTCTCATCGTCTGCACCCCCTATCGATAAACGGCAGCAGGTCATACAGCACCTTGCACACCGCGCACGCACCGATGACGGCAAGGCTCGTGGTGAAGTCACAGCCGTTGAGCACGATCACCGTAGCGGCGATGCTGCCGAAAACCAGTGTGTCAATCATTTCGCGCCTCCGATCAGCATGAGCTTTTCCGCGTCGGTGAATTGCAAAACTCGGTCAAGTTCCCAAATTTCCTCTAACGTCCAGCGGGAACGCCCCGCCATGCGGTTACAGATTTGCGTTTCTGACAAGCCGATTTCCTCGCCCAGCTCCTTGCCGGTGCGAATCAATGCTCGTCCCATCGCGCCGCGCACGGCTCGCTCAAGGTCATTTCGCCGTCGCGTTAACTGTTGTGGCTTTAACATCTTGCCTTTTCCTTTCTCGCGTGCTACAATAAGCACGGACACAATATCTTGTGGTGAGATTTGTCCCACCCGCCCCGCTCGATGCTGCAACATTGGGCGGGGCATTTTTTACTGCCCATCGCTGGATTTTAGCAGCGCGTCCACGGTAACGCCGAAGTAGTCGGCGATGGCTTTCACGGTGTCAATGCGCGGAGCATTGATATTGCCATTCCACTTCCCAATCGCGCCATTTGCGATGCCGCACGCTCTCTCAAGCGCCCAAATGCTGATATTTCGCTCATCGCAAAGGCGCTTGACGTTCTCATAAATCACTCTCGATCCTCCTTTCACACTCATTCGCATTGTCAAGGACAATGCGAATTTTCTATATCGTAGCATAGAAAATTTTGAGGGAATTGCCCCCACGCTCTTGACAAGAAAATAGAGAATGCGCTATTATAGTTTTGCAGACATAATTCAACATTTTCTAAGGCCCGCATTCGGTGGGGGCTTGGTCTTTTGTCACCCTCTGAAAGCTATTATAGTAGAAAATCCGCTACTTGTCAATAGCTAACTCGCTACAAAAGAAATATTTTTGCCTATGAATACACGTAATAAAATCATTGTCCAAAACATAAGAAGCTTTGCGCAAATACGCGGGACCTCGATCAAGCAAATAGAGAAAGACCTTGGCCTTGGGAATGGAATGATTGGTAAGTGGGAAGATTCCAAAAAAAGTCCGCCGTTTGAAACCATTGAAGTAATTGCAAATTACTTGGGGGCGTCTATTCTTGAGCTGGCGGGAATAACGCCGAGCGAGAACGAAAAAGCCCCCGCCACAGAGGGCGAGGGCTTAAGCGCAGCAAAGAAAGCGCTATTGGTAGCTATTGATGATTTGTCCGACGCTCAGTGTGAAAAGCTCCTTCCGATTGTATTGAGCGCAAAACAAGTACTATGAGTAATGTTTTTATTCCGACCAATCCGCATGATAAGATATTGACCGATGCAGAGCGGCAAAAGTGGGAAAGCGATCTTGATAACAAGAAAGATGACTTCCCGTATATCGCTTTGACAAAGGCGCAGCTAAAGCTTTTAAAGCAAGCGCGAACCGATGCCGTATTGATAACCGCGCATAATGAAAATGATGCTAATGTACTCTGCGGTCATAGATTTGCATATTACCTTGTAAATGGCGAAAAGCGAGGGCTTATTGCTCGCCAAAGAGGGGCTAATTATCTTGCATATGCGCAGAAAGAAAACTCCCAAGCGTGGTCTATAACGGCGAGGGATTGCCTCGTTGCTGCAATAGGTGCTGTTTTCGGGTTTCTGCTGAATTGCTTGTTCTCTGGTTAATTATATTGCCACTGAATGTTCAGCGCTTCTCGGATAGCTTCAGCTTTTTCGGGGGTAATGTCTGTCGGCTCGTAGTCTTTGCAGGGATTGTCTTTCCCGCAGCCAAGAACGTACCAACCACCCCAAGTAGTATAGCGGACCACAACATGCTTGCACCCAGAGCACGCGATGCTTTTGCACTTCGGAAGCGCCGCTTTGTCAATGATGGCAGATCGGCGGTTGTATTCTCGCTCCGCTTCCTGCGCCTCTGCAAGCTGCAATTTAAGTTTGCGGTTTTCTTCCCGCAGATTATTTAATTCTCTTCTTGCAATAAACATTCCAGCCTCCATAAAACATATTCCGCCTGGCTGTCAGTAAGTGATAGCACCTCAGATTTTAGGCGCTCTCTAATAAGAATAGCATGGTTTTCTTCTTCGCACAACATTTTGTGTCCCTCCAAATAATTGATAGTAACGGGGCTATGTGTCGATTATTGCACAAAAGTTCGGGAGAAAATACAAAAATAAAAGGTGGTGTGCCAAATGTCAAAAAGTAAAATTCCCGGCCTGTCCTTTAGTTGGAAACGTGCGCTCGGAATCACGAAAATGAAAAGGAAAATTTCAAAAGCAACTGGAATTCCTACGACCAAAGCAGGGCGGCAAAGAAAACTTGGCAAGCTCCTTGGTATGAAGTAAGATTAGCCCTCGCCGCCTCTGCAACACCGGCGAGGGCTTTTCAGCAGCAGCGGGGAGCGGTCGCCGCTGCTTGCTTTGACCTTATCGCGCTTTACCTTACCACTTCAATACCAAGACTTTGCAACATGGTGGAATTCGACCGCGTTCGACAGGCCCACTTTTGGCAAACTTATTGCTCGAAAACTGAAGAAATTAAGGTGATGTAAATGAACATTCAAGAAGTGTGCAGAATCCGCAAAGAAGAACTGAAACTAACGTATCAGGACATTTCTGACGCTTCCGGCGTTCCGCTGTCCACCGTCCAGAACTATTTTTCTAAATTGTCGAAAGCTCCATCTTTTTATACCGTCGTTGCAATCTGTAAATCTCTTGGCATTTCGATCGATAAGACGTGCGAAATCATAGAACACTTGACGCCGACCGAGGAAACTTTGCAAGCACGGAATGATGAGTTGGAACGTCACGTTGACGCAAAGGCCGATACCATAGAGATCATGCGGCGCGGTGTCCGCATCCGCAACGGCGTGATTGCTATAATGTTTGTCATTATCGTTCTGCTGGCTGCATGGTGCTTGTACATTGATTGGAGGGGGATCTGATGAAAATACCAAAAGCAAAGCTACTACCATCTGGGAACTGGAATGTCAGCGTCATGGTAGACGGAAAGCGCGTGTCCGTCACAGCGCCTACCAAAAGGCAAGCGGAGAATGAGGCTGCCGCGTTAAAGTCCGGCGCAAAGTCTGCCGCTCGTGCGTCTGAGCGCACAGTTGGTGATGCTATCGACCGCTATATTGACAGCAAGGACGCAATACTCTCCCCTTCCACCGTCAACGGATACAGGAAACTGCGCAAGGTGGTTTTCCCGGAGCTGATGAGCGTTAAGTGCTCCGCGTTGACGCAGGATCGCGTGCAGCGTGCCGTAAATAAGATGGCGCGGGAAAAGTCCCCAAAATACATCCGCAACGCTTACGGCTTATTTACGGCGGCAATGTCGGAGGAATGCCCCGATAAGGTGTTCCGGATATCTTTGCCGCAGAAGGAAGCGCCTAAAATCAAAATCCCTACCATGGACGAGATCAGAATCTTGCACGAAGACTGCAAGGACACAGCATTTGAATTGCCTTTTCTTCTGGCTGTCTGGCTCGGCCTCCGTACATCGGAGATCAGAGGCCTAACATGGGATTGCCTTGATGGTGATATTCTGACGATCAAGCAAGCAATGGTAGACGGTGAGGACGGCCCGCAGCTCAAGCAGCCAAAAACTTACAGCGGCAACAGAAAGCTAAAAGTGCCGGCGTATATTATGGGGTTGCTTGAAGCAACACCGCGCACAGATGAGTATATTGTCCATGCGACCAGAAATGTCCTGTATAAGCATCTGCAACGCGCGTGCGCCCGCTGCGGAGTTCAGCCGTTCCGCTTCCACGACCTTCGCCATGTAAATGCATCGGTCATGCTCAGGCTCAATGTCCCCGATAAATACGCAATGGAGCGCATGGGGCACTCTACAAACAACATGCTTAAAAACGTATATCAGCACACCATGGATGATAAAGCCGTAGCAGTGGCAGATGCCGTTGACGGCTTTTTTGAATCCGAATTTCATCTGTAATTTCATCTGCAATCCATCTGCAAAAACACTGTTTTAAGCGCACTTAACTTGCAAATATCGCAAGTAATGCGTAAACAGGTAAGCCAGATACCCCTTGCAAATACAAGAAAAACCCCGCAGCCGTTGAAACTGCGAGGTTTTTTCATTGGTGGAGGCGGCGGGAGTCGAACCCGCAACCCAATCCGCAAAAGCATTGATATTGCACGGTTTTTTGACTCGCATCTGTAATTCCATCTGCAATTTACTTTTCCAGTTTCCGCATAACGCTATTATAGACGCGCTCGTTCACGATTTTCAAGCTGTCCATCAGCTCGTCCATGATCTCCCACGCCTTGTCCGGCGGAACATCTGCCACTGCGCGCAGAAAATCGCTGTCGCCGTATGTTTCGACGCTAACCGGCGCGGGTGCTGCGGAGTATGCCATTGGCAAAGCCCTCTCTCTGCTGCTGCTTTGTTGGTCACGGATGGCATACAGCACGGCAAGGCGCTCATAGTTTGTCCAGCTTGATTCTTCCGTTTCAAGGCGGGCTATCCAGCGATTGACCTCATTCTCGTCGACCATAGGGGCGCACCCCCTTTAGCCCTCAATCGTGTCCATGCAGCGCTGGATGGCTCTGCGGATGCTGTCATCGTCGGCGTTGTCCAGCATTTCCTGTAACTGGCGTTTCATGTTGTCGATTCCGCCGTCACGGGAATAGTGGCCGCGCACATAATGCGTGCCACGTCTCGCATTGGACATATCGCGGTCATAAGCGCCGCGCATACCAGACTGCCAGTCTCCGTCGCGGGAATAGCGGCGAGAATAATCTCCGTCGCGAGAATAACCATCGTATTCCATCATCTCGATCTTGTCGAGGTTCTTGATGGTGCTCGCCAGCTTATGCACGATGTCGAGGTCGCCCGCGCCCAGCTCGCCCTTGCGGCTGATCTCGTCCAGCTCCTTGCAGAGCATATCGCGCAGATCATACATTGCTTTCTTGCTCATGTCCATTCTCCTTTCACGCGATTCTCTCAACCGTCAGGTTCGAGTTGGCGAAGTTGACGGCCTGAGTGCTGGTGTTTTCCATTGCGACCGTCAGGCAGCAGCCTTTCGGGACGCAGACCTGTGCGGAAACATAAATGTTAAAGTAGTTTCCTACCGCCGCGGGCGTGACGGTCGCCGTTGCGCTGGTCAACGGCTCTCCGTTGATGGCAAGCGCCGCCGTGATGGCCTCAACCGTGCCTCCGGTGGGAATGGCGATGTTGCCGCCATAGGAGACCCTAAATAGAGCGCGATTTTGATTGGTGAGGCCGCGCAGCGTGACAATGCCTGCGCCCTGACGATGCACGATACAGGGCTTGCTGTTGACCGCAGTTTCCGTCAGCGGGACGTTCTGGCCTGCGGCTACGCTCGCAATATTCGCGTTTGTGTACTCTGCCAAAATAATCATTCCTTTCATATGCCTCGAAATCGAGGCAATTAAAATACAGCGGCAGGGCTATTGCCCCGCCGCGTTTGTCGTAGTATCGGCACGGGGCCGACCATTTTGTTGACGTCAACAACATCGCCAACAAAAAGCTATGCTATGTAGTTGTCAGCAGCCGCAGCCGTTACAGCTGTACTGATTGCCGCATCCAGTGTACTGGTACGGAGCAGGGACGCTGAACGAAGGAACGGGACGCGGATTGTAATACGCGAACTGTGCGCTAACATAGTTGCGCATATCAAGCGTCTGAGCAGACTGAGAAGCCGCGAGGTCAGCAGCAAAAAGACGCTGGTTTTGTTCAGCAATCTTTGCGTCCTTTGCCGCAATCTCCTGGGCGGTAAGGCGCTGCTCAATGCTGCGGAAGCCGCAGTTCATGGCATCAATGATGTCACGGGTGTTCCCCTGAATTAGGTTGCGGGTCTCGCTCCCCTGTGTGGCGAGGTTGTAGTTGATTTTCTGGATCGCTTCGCGAAGATCACAGCAGCAGCTGGCCATCTGTGCCTGCAGGGCGCTAAACTGCTGCATAAACGCCATCTGCTGGTTACACCGGGCAACTTCCGCCTGCGAGAACCCGCTGGTCACGGTCTGCGTCACCCCGGCAAAGCCGTTGAGCATCCCGGTATTCATGGCGTAAAAGCCATCACAGATGCCTTGCTGGGTAATATCGCTCTTGCGCTCAATCGTGGACGCCGCGCTGTCAATCTGGCGCTGGAGAGTAGCAAAATCGCTGGCGAGGACGTAATTGTCCATAGCGCCACCGCCACCCCCCCAACCGTTATTGCCCCAGCCTCCGCACACGGCAAAGATCAGGAACAACACAATGAGCCAAACACCGTTGTCACCGCCCCAGCCGAAACCGCCACCGCTGTTGGTAGGCGAAACCGGCATGGTCAGCATGGGAGCGCCGCCATCGGAAAGAGACATAAAATCACTCCTTTTAATTAAAGTCAGTTTTATCTAAATCGTGGCCACGATAAAGAATTAAAAAAAAACGCTATAAATATTTAATTATTGCATCAGACTTTGAAACTGCTTTGCCATCTGCTGAAGCTGGTTGAGCTGCTGCTGGTTGAGCTTACCGCTCTGCAAGAGCTTTTCGACCTCCGCTTTAGGGTCGCCCTTGAAATTTGCTTTGAACTGGTTGAACTGCTGCACCATCTGTGCAAAGTTGCCCATAGGGCTCTGCCCGCCGCCCAGCGCGGCCATAAACGGATTATTCATCGTCATCGTCCTCCTTGCGCTTCTTCTTGCCCTTTATTTCGCCCACAAGCGCCGCCAGAGCGTCAAACTCTTTGCGGGTGACAAATTCCACGCCCTTTTCCTGCGGCGCTGTGCGGGGCGTTTCTGCGCGCTCTACGAGGTCATAAATCTTGAGCGTCGGCTTGCCGCTTGCGTCTGCCTGCTTGAGATACACAGTCGGCGCGGTAGAATCCCACAGCGCCACAGCAGAGTTTGGCGCGATGAGATACCCTCTCGCCTCCTGCTCGCCGCTTACCCACTGCACGCCGCCCTGCGCGATGGGGTTCTGCTGCACTGGCTGCGACATAGGCTGCTGCATGGGCTGCATCTGTGGCTGTTGCATCTGTCGCATCTGCATGAGGTTGTCCGGCATCGGCTGCGGATAATAGGGGTTGAAATAGGGATATGCCATGTTCATTCCTCCGTTTCTTTTACCCAGTAATAAAGCGGGATTTCGTTCTCGCTGTTCCAGCTGTCATAGATAACCCCGTCCTTCACGCACACCACATGACCGGACAGGGCTAAAATGTATGTGCCTGCCGAATGCTCGTCCGCAAACTGTCCGACGGTGTAACACAGCGGGCAGGTGTCCGGCATGATATGGCGCCGATAGCCGAGGGCGTGAAGATACGCGCCCCAGCAGGCATTGGCGTTAGGCAAATCGCCATCCAAATACCCCTGTATGCACAGCGACAAATAGACTTCGCCCCAGTCCTTCCCGGTCGCCTTGCAGATCGCGCGCACAGTGCAATCGGACACATTACGCCCTGCTGGATTTGGGTTGAAATAGCTATACATGGAAAAGCTCCGCAAAATAGACGTAAGTGCGCAGCTCATCAGAATCAGGAAACAGTGTCAAAATGTCCATTGCCATCTGCTCGGTAAATCCCAAAGCTAAAAGTCGGTCGTACATCGCCGCACACCTCCTCTTGTTGCCCCTATGGTACAGCGTTTTCCCCCTTAAAAATTGCCCGCAAAATGCCCGCGTTCTGCCCTCAAAATTTTTTTAAAACCCTGTGATTTTTCTCTTGACAATACGCTAATATTAGCGTATAATAAGCATGTAAACAAGAGAGGGGAACACCCAAGGAGGAAACAAAAATGAAGTACAATTACAGCATTTATGAAGACAATACCGGACGCCTGCACCTCGCTGTCATGGACGAGAACGGCTCCTGCATCTACTACCTTTGCGACGCGGACCGCGCTCTTGTCGTTGGGGCGCTGGACGCGCTCAAAGCGGGCGGCGACCCCATCGCCGACGGCTGGGAGGGCGGCGAGCCGGACCCTGCGACCTGCTACGAGGAGATCAGCAACATTGTCGACGCCCGCAACGGCGGCGCGATCATGCTCGATTTATAAAACTTACAGGAGGAAGAACATCATGAACGAATACAGATATGAAGAACTCCGCGAGGCGGCCATTAAGAACCCCACCGACGAAAATCTCGCCGCTCTCGGCGAATGGCTTAAGCAGTACGGCAACGACTGCTGGAACGGTGAGGAATGGAACATCGACGAGGGCCGCCTCCTCCGTCCCGTGTATGGTCAGGAGCCGGACGAATACGGCAGCGTCCCTCTCGTCGGCTACGATCTCCTCTAAAGACGGTGACTACGATATGAGACGAAAGTACAGCGACTGCCAGCGGGCAGACGGCGACTGCACCGTCTGCTCGCTGGTCAATTACGGGCGAGACTGCCACAACCGCCCCATCACTAAGCTTGAGTGGTCCCGCCGCATGGCAGACATGACTCAGTCCGAGCTTGCCAAGAAGTCCGGCGTCAATATCCGCCAGATCCAGCGCGTGGAGCTGGGGGAGGCCGAGGCGGGCAATCTGACCGCCAAAAACCTGCTCGCCATGGCCGACGCGCTGGGCGTAGATGGAAAATTTTTGTTATAACGCGGCAAAGGAGACTGTGTATGTGGACTAAAAAATGTATCACCTGCGGCAAGATTTTTTCCACCGATCGCGCAGAGCAGGCGAAGTGCGATGACTGCCTTGCCGCATCCCGGTCGACCACCCTGCGCACGCGAACCTGCCACACCTGCGGGGCCAACTTCATCGGAGGGCCCCGAGCCAGCTACTGCCCAACCTGTCGGGCAGAGCGGCAGAAGGCCCGGAAGCAAAAGTACCGGTCCACCGGTTTTTCCCGGCATCTGGGAGATATCGATAACTGCGTGATCTGCGGTGAAGAGTATGTCATCCAATCTGGATTGCAAAAGTATTGTCCAAAATGCGCCCCGGATGCCGTCCGCGAAATCGACCGCGCGCAGTCAAAAAGCTGGAACGCCGAACACGATTACTACATAAAACGCCGCGAAAAATCCCGCAGCGGCGTAAAGGTCTGTGTTGTTTGCGGCCGGGAGATAGTTTCCGGTACCCCCACCGTTACCTGCTCCCCTGAGTGCGCCGCCGCCCACCGAAAAGAGGTCCAGCATCGCGCGGACGCCAAGCGAAGGAGCGGGACGAAATCAAAGCAAAGCGAAGTCAAAAAAGAGAGCACCGACTGATCAGTCGGTGCTCTCTTTCTGCCCGTCGGCAAGCTTGCGGTAAGCCCGGCGGCGCAGCTTGGCGAGGCCGTCCACGCTCATGTGGAGTTGCGCGGCAACCTGCACGAGGGAATGCCCTCGCACGTCACACTCGATGAGGCATGCCATCTCATCGGGCGGCAGGTCATAGGATTGAATGTAAGCTATAGCCCTGCGCGGGGCCATAGAGGATAATTGCGCGCGGATCGCTCGGTGCTGCTTGTCCATGCTGTGCGCCGGGGCTTGCAGAGCGCTCACGCGAGGGGAGACGTTGCAGGCCTCCCGCCCGTTTTCCTTTCCGTGCCCGATTCGGACACCGTTATTTTGTTGCTCTCTGGATCATCGTCACGGCTTCTTGCCGCGTGATCAGTCTCTGCGGCGCGCTGCCATCCGTGATGCCCGCAGCCTTTGCCGCCGCCCAGTCTTTCGCCGCCCACGTGGAGACGGGCTTGGTGCCGAGCTGTGCCAAATAGCTGTCCATCATCTTGTTAAATGTTGCCTGATCCATGTACTCCTCCATTTCCGGCGGGAGCTTCCCCGCCAAGATCATGCTCCCTGTGTGTTTGAGGTGGTTGTCCCACTGGAAATGCGGGCGGTCGGGGAACTTTTTCCAGTCGCCGCCCCACGAAAAGCCGACCTGCTTGCCGATCTGCCCGCAGCGGGCAAAGAACGACGGATCGTCGTACTCATGCCCCTTGACGTTTTTGCAGATGTCAAACGCCAGCCCAGCCTTGACGCCGTGGAACGTCGGGCGCGTCGCGGTCTTTGCCGCGTAGCCGTGCGCGGCAAGATAGCGCTGGTACTTGTCATCCCTGACCGTCTCCGTCACGAGAACGGGAAGCCCCGCCTCCTTGCAGAGGTCGAGGAAGATGACGCAGTTCGCGCGCACGTCCGCCCGCAGGTCGGCAATGTCCCTACTGTGATACATCGCCGTCACCCTTGCTGTCGATCACATCCTGCGTCTTCTGGCTCTGCGTGCCGAAGTAGAACGCGATGATGACCGCATAGATCGTCATAAAGTCCTGCGAGATATTGCCCGTCACCGCCATATACGCGAAAACGCCCGTCAGCACCAGCGTCACAATGCTCTTAACGCTCATCAGGTTTGCGATACGCTTGATAATTCTTTCGTTCATGTCATTCGTCCTTTCCCTTGATTTTGATTCCCGCCAGCAGCGCCAGCTCTGCCGTCCACGCCGCGAACCACGCGACGGTCAGGCTGTCCGGCACTACCTTGTCATGCGCGGTCAATACGAGCACCGCAATGCAATACCAGCAGAGGTTGAGCACTGCCGCGATGACGTACTTGTCCCGCTTTCTCAGCTTCTTCATAAGGCCACCCCTGACAGCAGCCACGCGATAAACGCGCCCGCCAGCGCCGCGAGAGCCTTGTCGACCAGCCCGTCCCACCGTTTCCCCGCCTTGCCCGTGATGGCTTTCACGTCCTCTTTGATCTCCTTGACGTCTCCCTCGACGGTCTCCTGCTTGGTCGCTAGCACCTCGACCGACGTTGCCAGCCTGTCAAGCGCCGTTTGGTGCTCCTGCAGCTCGTTGATGCGGTGCGTATTGCTCTTGCATCGGCTTTCGATCAGCGCGATCTCTGCGTCATCGTAGTGCTTTGCATTATCCATATCCCGCTTCCTTTCTCCTCTACTCTTCAATTTCCACCCCATACCGCTCAAACATTGCACGGATGGTGGGATTGCGCAGCAGCTTTTTGCGCTGGCCGTGGTTGAGGTCGTTGTAGACCTCCTGCAAGGCGGCCTTGACCTCCTTGTTGTACGCGATCACGCGCTCTTTCAGCTCGCTCATGCCGTCACCCCGCTTAACAGCGCCTCCATTGCCTCGCGCAACTCGGCGTTGTCCTTTTCCAGCGCCGCAATGCGTTCCTCGGGCGTAGGCTCGGGCGCGGGTGCTTCTGCCGCCAACTTTTCAAGCTCCGCGACTTCTTCGGCAGTCATGTCGCGGTAGATGCCGTTTTCACATATTCTCATGCTCGCACCCCCAGCACGTTAATTTTCGTGCCTGCAATACCAAAGTTTTTTTTGCCATCGTCTGGGGATATTGTAAGCTTCGTAATTGCACTTTCTTCCCCAACTTTGGAATATTTGTAACCCATTTTTTGTATCGGACACTCCCAGTTATAATTTTGAGGACTGGCGACGTTCCAAGAAAGTACACCACTACCTGGTATCAGCTCGGCGTAAAACGCATAGTAACCGACCTCTTTACCGGTAAAATTATATGTAGCGTTCTTGCTCACAGTAAATCCGTTGATAAGCGTCTTGGCATACGTCATCGGGTGATCCTGATCAATATTAACCACGCAGTCAATCATGACCCGCTTGAGCGCAAATGGCCTCCCGGCCGAATCTTGGCTGATTGTAATCAGGCTCGCCGCCTCCGCCAGCTCGATTTCCGCAATCTTTTCCCACGTTTCGCCCCCGCTCGCCATATCCACCGCTTCCCACGCAGTCGGCTTGCCTTCAGTGTCAACGGCCTTGACCTTGACAGTCTGGCCCACTGTGGCGGCGGTCAGGCCGAGGGAGATATCAGTCCCGCCAGACGGAATGTCCCTCACCGCCTCGGCCATCCCCGCCGGAAAGCTCAAGGGCGCGGTCGTCCCGCCCTTCTCGCGAATAGCGTCCGCGACTGCCGTAATGCTTTCGCCCTGTACCAGATATTCGGCCATCAGAATGTCCCTCCTTCCGCCGCGGGCACGGTTTCCTCTGTCCATTTCCCTCCCCGAACACGGAGAAAAGCGCCTTCTACCGTCGGCTTTGGTAAACCGGCCTCCTGCCCAAAATATTTGCGCAAAGTGTCACCGGACACCTTTTTTGCCGTCGCATTTTGCTGCACCACAAAGAGATCATCCGCCGTTACAGCTTCCGCCGCAGGCAGATCGTCAATGGTTTGGTCTATGATGGTTTTTTCCATAAAGCCCTCCTTTTTCATAAAATGTTGATTATATGGTACACGTCCACCGCACCGTAGACCACGGCAGCAACGTATAGCGCATACCGCGCCGCCCTCTCCCTCCGGGTAGAGAGCCACCACAGCAGCGCCCCCACGATGATGACCTTGTAGCCCACCATCACCGGCACGCTCCGCATCAGCGGGTTTAGCTCCACCGCCCCATGACGCAGCGCCCAGAGCGTGCACGACAGGTCGATCAGGTTGAGCGCGTAAGCGATCACAGCGGCATGTGCTCTTTTATAGTTGTCCATATATCCTCCGCAGTAATCCCGTAATTGCTCAACGCACCCGGAATCTTAACCATCGGTTTCGTGCACAACTCCTGAATAGTCGCCACATTCGAATTGATGGAAAAATGCACTACTGTCTGGGTATATCCACTATCAATTGTGCGAGCCCAGGAACCACACTTCCGTCCGTTTACCATTAAGTCGTTTCCATCAATAAGAGCATTTATCTTACGGCTTTCCAGCATATCACACACAGCAGAAATGGACTCACAGCCAAAATTGCTTCCGCCGTTTTTTAGCTCCATGATGGATAAATCCCCAGGGAAGCAAACAATAGCTCCTCCAAGGTGCCATGCATGATACAAAAATGCTCCACTGCGGACACACGCATTTACATCAATGTATTGCGGATACCCGTAAACTACAGCCAACTCGCTCGAAAACAAAAGCACAAGTCCGTCTGATTTCCCTTCCATCAAATTCCTTGCAGCAGCAGCCGCACTCTGATTAGTAATGGCTTTGTAAATCATTGTGTTGTCCTCCTTATACCAACACCAAAAGAGTCGTTTATGGTTAATCCTTTGCTATTTTCTTCTGCTGTATAGATAAAAAACTCGGGAGTTGATTTTAACTTCTCGCTTGCAAATATGTAAGAACAATCTTTAATCACGAGTAGTTTTTCGAAATCTTCCCATTTGTCGTCTACTTTATCCGACCATTTGAATACCCGCTTATATTCCGGATCGTTGTTTTCAGCCTGCACGTACAGGGAAGTACTGTCTTTAGATTCGTAGTATTCTTTTGCAGAATGCTTTACATCAGGATGCACTTTTCCGTTTCCGTCTATTTTAATTTTTTCGATGTCTCGTATCGTAACGGGGTCGTTGTCGATCAGCAGCATTGGCAATAAGGTCTTCCCATCGGTGATAGATTGATAGTATAGCCCAGACCTATCTGCTGCCTTTAACACATCTGTAAGAGATGCATTTTCGTCTGGAATGGGATCATAAATTTCAAGCAATTCAAGTGAGTATTCCACCGATGCAGTATATGTCGTATTGGGGGCAAATTTGATTTCTCGACCAAGATACGAGTTTGGTTTCGAGGTTTCGCTTCGGCTTGAAGATATAGAGCAAACGTAAAATGAAAATTCAGCGCCATTGTCTTTGGTATCAAATTCGATGTAGTTGCCGGGTGGAAATCCACGAATCATAAGTGTGTTGTAACTGTTGTACTTAACCCCTGCGGTTGCTTTTGTAACGGTATATCCGGGATCTTTGTTGTATGCATGCTGAAGCTGTATACCAGCCCATAACCCATCCGCATTAGTCAAAGGTGCCGGTGTGCACGGCTGGGCACTCAGGCATGAAAGCCTATATTTCCCCCGTGGCAATGCGTTACACGTAATTTTGAGTGTAAAATCTCCGATCAACCCTCCGGGGATTGTTTCTGGCATGGTAAATTTTGCACGAACATTTGAGCCAATCGTCGAACCATCAGATATAATCGAGGCTACCTCTTGCTCACCATAGGACGAACCGTAAGGAAAGTATTTCCAGTAGCCGGAACTATCACCGGATCTAAGGCTAGTCATATCTTTTATTTTTAGAGGTAAGTCAACACCACGATAAGCAGCTAGCTTAAGCCATTTTTTATAGAAGTACCAAGCAATTTCCTGCCCAAATTTTTTGCGTCTTTCTGCATACTCACTCGGGTCAGTAAAATTTTCTTCTTTCAGCCATTTTTGGAGAGCCGTCATACCGGGCACCTTTGGAACAACAAGCTTGCCGAGCATATCCAGGATGTAAAGCTCTACGAGCATTTCGTCCGTGGACGATACCCTTGTGCTGATCACTCCTAATAATGCTGCCCACCGCAATGCTCCCTGTGTACTCATGCCAACGGCAAGACCCGTTAAAAAGCTTGTCTTGTCGTAACCGGCGGCGCTGGACGGCGTGACGGATACAGCACTCGCCGGTGTCCCAACACTCCGCGTCTTGAGCATTTTCCCTGCCATAACGCCCTTAACAAAGCAATTTTTGTCCATCCCTATCACCCCGTCCACTGGATTGCCATTTCTGCCCCGTCTGAGTAGATGATCTTGACCGGGACTTTCTTGCCGCCGACCGTTGCGAACTCTACCCCATACTCGAGCGGCTCTGAGATACCCTCTACCGTCTCGGAAAAACTTCCCTGCTCCCAACTTGCGAAGTTGAGCCCCACGGTTTTCCGCAGCCCGAAGAGGTCCAAATACCCCTCGTCCCGCGCGGCGAGGCCGAGCAGCTTGCCCAGGCTCGTCTCATACGTCAGCTCCAGCGAGTTCTGCCGCTTGACGAGGTAGCCGCGCTGCTTGCCGTTATTGTCGCCCGCGCCGAAGACGTCCACAGGGTAGTAGTATTGGCCGTCCGACTCAAACGAGATTGCGCGCTTGACCTGCTCCTCGTATTGATAGACCATCACCGGCCAACTCGTCTGCTTAGTGGTGGTAAAAATGCGCTCGCCGTTTGCGTAGGGGTAGCCGTCCGCGCCGATCGACGCGCCTGCGGGGTCTGCCTCCCAATAGATCAGCTCCCCGTTCGGGTTTTTTGCCTGCTCCGTCGTGCTTTTGGCGATGCCCGCGACAAACTCAAGGCTCTGCCCCTCCACGCGGATGAAATTGTCGTCCGTTGTGTCTTTAGCAAGATACTTGACCACGCGCCGTGAAGTCGACAGCCGGTTGACGCTCAAGTCTGCGATCTCGCCGAAGGCGGAGTAGAGCGCGTCCGCCGAAAGCTGCCCGGAGACGTCCACGTTTCCGTCGAGCTTAATGTAGCCCGTGTAGTTGTTTGGGCCGACTTTTAATGTGATTGTCGCGGTCGTCTGGCCATCCGGGCTGGACGCTGACGTGACGGATAAGCTGATCCCATCGACCGTTTGCGTGATGTCCGATACCCGCCCGTCGATGCCCTTCACCTTGAGGTTGATCTCCTCGCTGGTCTTGGTAATAGTCGAGCGTGTTTCGGCAATCTTGCGATTGAATTCCTGCGTGATATAACCGCCGGATGGGTATTCATCTTCCATTTCCAGTTCGCCGGGGGAAGAAATCCCCGCGTATCCGCGCCCATCATCAGAGAGTTTAGACAGCGGCGAATAAATGCCACCAATCGTCACGCCGTCGCCCAGCTCTGCCGCTGGATCGATGTTTGCTGCGCCTGCTTCGTAAGCCTGATACTGGTAACCTTTCATGGTTTGCAATAAAGCGTTTACCATTGGCTGTGTGGCGTGAGGGCAACTTGCAATGACTTCCATGCCGGTATCATCGCCCGCCGTCAAACTGTTCTCGTCATCCACAAGCAGCGTCACGCGAGAGATAGGCTTGTACTTGCCCTTGTCGGAAAAACTTGTAACGTCTCTGCCGACATAATATTTATCAGACAAGGATTCTCACCCCTCCGAATGTGATAGCGTTGCCCGCTTCTGTAATGAGATAGTTCGTCTCGGTAGGCATGGACAACAGCGGAATAAGCAATAGTTTCCCTGCATCGGTGATAATCCAGTTCCCACCGTGCGCCGCAGCGATAAAGCATAGCTCGTTGCGGATGGTGTAATCATTTGCGGGATAGTCGATGGTATACGAGCTGTTGAGCACTGTGCGTCTGTCCAGTTCCACGCCCATCAACTGGCAAAAGATGTTTACAGCGTCAGGCATAGTCATCGGGAAGTTAAGCGACTGGTCTGGCTCCCACACAACGTCAGCCTTTCTCATAGCGTCGTATGCTTCAATTTCCCAATAATCTCCATCGCAGGAACGGCGGTTGGTAAAAAACACACCTTTGGGGATCCAGTCTGTCGCCTGACTGCCATTAACAAGCCTGAGATACCGCTTGATCGTCGCGGCGCGCGGTACGTTGTCTGCATACAGCGCCAGTTTTAATGTTGCGCAGCAGGCGTTTCCGATGCCAAATTCTTCAAACAACTGCGATTCGACAGAATGCGACACTTCCGCGTCTTTGCCATATTCCGTGCCCGCAACGTCAAATTTGTACTCTCGTTCTGTGCCGGGCTTGTGGAGCATCTCGCGCCACAGCGCACTTGTTGTCTGCCCCATATCACACCTCGATCAAATTAAACGCCGCGCCGCCCCACACCTCATTGTCGTCCGCCGCTTCTTCGAGTGTGCATTCCATCGACGAGCAGTAAAACGTGCTGGTTCGAACTCCATGCAAGTCAAGATACTTGACCGTGCACGTTGTTTTATTGAGGTCATCATCGAGTTTTGCCAGCTTATCGCGAGGCATAGAGCGCGTTGTATAGCTTAGTTTCCGTTTTGTGGTGATCTTGTCGCGCCGCATCTTGCCATCTTTGGTACGGGTAGTCTTGTCGCTGTCGAGATCGTTTCTGCTCCACCCATACCCCTTTGTTGCGATTGCGGACGAGTAATCCGTGCCGTTGATAATAAGGACTTCCATGCTACCCCTCCTTAGTACAGCAGCACGGGCTTACCCGCCGCGCGCGTCATGTTGTTAATGTTCTTCACGGTGCTGCGTGCGATTTCCTTACCGTCGAGCTGGATAACGACCGTAGTTGCACCACCGCCTGATTCCGCCATAGCCTGCTTAAATGCTTCGACCATCGTTGCAAGTGGTGTTTCGATGTTCATTCCGCTCTTCTGGTCGCCCAGCACGGCGAGAAATTCCTTGTTAGGGGGAATGACTGCACCGGTTGCCAGACGTGGAAGATGTACTTCGGAAAGCGAGGAAAGATGCCCGCCGACGCTTTTGCCGCCAACGCCAGGAACCCAACTCGGCACGGTAAACTTAATCGTGTTGATCTTGCTGATCAGCCAGTTCAAACCCTTGATAATGGCATTAACCGCGCTTTCGGCAATAATGACGATGCTATTCCAGATGCCTTTAAATACCTTTTTGACACCATCCCATGCAGAATTCCAGTCACCAGTGAACACGCCCTTGATAAACTGGATAATGCCACCAAGAATGTTATCTTTAAGGTTTCTCGCAAACTCGGTCAGATTGCCAGTCAACGCAAGAACAGCGGTAACTACCGTAGCAATTCCTGCAATCACAAGGGGGATGACACTACCGGTCAGAAAGAAGAACCCCAGCCCCGTTGCCACAATGCCAGCAATCAGTAACAGCGTATTTTGGAGATTCGCACCGTTATCACAAATATCTTTGAACGCTGTGATAATCATTGCTGCGCCAGCCACTACAAGGCCGATGCCTGCACCGACTTTGCCGAACGCGATTGCAAGCCCCCCCGCAAGCGCCGCTGTGCCTGCAAGCATTTCGAGCAGATTCCCCCAGTTAACGCCGTTATTCCATGCGTCGGATAAGCCGTCCCACAGAAGAATCAATCCTCCAACCGCGATAAGGATGCCGCCGAGCTTTTGCAGAATAGTGCCAAGCACACCCGGCAAGCTGCTGCTGATTTTCCACAGCGCTAATCCTGCCGCAATAAGCATGACTGCATCAGCGATTTTCTTTAAGCGGTCGCTGATGTCGTCCATGTAGCTAAAGTCCGGAGTGATTGCGTCAGCGGATGCGCCACCGCCTGCATCGTTTGCGGTATCGGTGGAAATCTGGTTGATCTCATCAAACGCCGCAAGCTGACTTGCCGCTTTCTTCGCGGCACTGCCCGTTCCCTTTAATGCACTGGTCTCTTTGTTCAGCGCCTTTGCCGAGTTAGCAGTTGCCTTGACGCTCTTGCCGGAGATAAGCGCCACAAGACGCGTGATCTGCGAGACTACTGCCGTGATAACTTTTACAAGCAGTGTAAAGGCGGGGACAATTACACTTACAAGAGGCTGCGCCAGCGTCAAAAGCGCTCCTTTAAGCTGCGCAATGGATTCTCTTGCATCAGAGTTTACCATTACGACATTTTTTACCCAGTCACGCACTTTTGTTAATGCTTGGGTAATAACCGTAAAAACAAGGGCACTGCGGACAACAGATTTTACGCGCTGTCCAAATACTTTCATAGAATCTGCCGCCGCTTCGGTTGCATTACGCAGCCCTGCGCCTTTGGCTCTGCCCTCGATCTGCTGTGTTAGCTCGACTGCCTGCGTTTTCGCGTCGGAAATCTTATCGCCGGTTTTGTTGAGCTTTTCGTTGAGCTTATCAATGCTATTTGCAGTTTTGTTAAATTCGCTTTGCAGCATTCGCACGCGCTCGGCCTGCTCGGACACGTCGATTTTCTCATACGTGCCTTTCGGTGCTGTACGCATATCTGCAAGCTCCTGTTTTGCCGCATCCAGCTCTGCGCCGATGCTGCGCAGCCGGTCTTCCATTGGCGTTTTCTGGTCGCCGAGCCGGTTGAATTCCTTTTGTAAGGATTCGATATTGCTTTTTACTTTGTTCAACTCCTGATGGAGTTTTTTGTCACTAATAGTCGCTTCAAACACGACTTCGCCGTCAGCCATAATATCACCTTCTTGCTTTTTGGTTTTTTGCGTGATATCATCCAAGAAGCCATAAATAATGGCAAGGAGGAATGAAAAATGGATAAGATGACTACTTGCAAGGTATGCGGGGCATCTATCGCAAAATCCGCTACCACTTGCCCGCAGTGTGGAGCCAAGCAGAAAAAGCGCCACCCAGTGCTGGGGATTATCATCGCTATTTTCGGCATTTGCATGATTGTTACCGCATTAAACGGCATGGGCGATGATTCCGGCTCAGAGACCCAACCGTTCAGCGTTGGAGAAACCGCCGAGCTAAACGGTGTCAGTGTAAAGTTTGATTCCTGCACCGAAAGCAATGGATCGCAGTTCAACACCCCTGATGATGGCAATGTCTTTTTGCTTTGCGAATTCTCCATTGATAACCAGTCGGATAAAGATATTGCCGTTAGCTCTATCGCATCGTTCAACGCCTATGTTGATGACTACTCGACAAATCTGAGCATTTCGGCCACTATCGCAACCGATAAGCCTCAGTTAGACGGGGCCGTTGCTGCCGGTAAGAAAATGACCGGCGTTGTCGGATACGAAGTCCCCAAAGACTGGAAAGAAATTGAAATTCGTTTTACTCCCGATTTTTGGTCTGGAAATGAAATCGCGTTTGTTGCAAACAAATAATAATTTCGCCCGATGCTTTATGCGTCGGGCGTTTTTTTGCCCAACCACGCATTGATCGTATCGTTTTCTTCTTCTGTCATCGGCTTTTTTAGATCGACAAGCCGCCTGTTTTCGCGGTAAAATTCTCGATCCGACTTGTCGAGCGTTTTCCCCTTTGCTTTCAAGCTGCGGATCCTCACAATGTTTGCAAACAGGCAATCCCCGATTTCGTAGTACGCAGATACAAATGACCACCAGTGAAAATAAGGAATTGCGCGCACTTCCTGTCCCACAACGCGGTTGATAGGAGCCACAATGTATTGGAAGTCTTGTTCCCAATCCATCAGTTTAGGGCGCTTCCTGTTGTCGCCGTCGTCGCCGCAGTCGAGAAACCACGTCATTTGCTTTACAGCATCTTGAATATGCTCGTCCGGCATTTGCAAAAAATCAGGATAAAAAATATCCAGTGCGGCCAGAACCTTTTGACCGTTGTCCAGATCGACCGCAGCAAACACCGAAAGCACGTCCAGTGCTGCGCGATAGTCTGAGCGGATAGCATACTCAACGCCGCAGATGGTCAGCGACGTCGGAAGTTCATACATCATTTTTTGTACTTCTGCGTATACTTACGGATTTTTTCGTCTGCAAGTGCCTGCTCCCGCCTGGTCGCTTCGTCAAACTGGTCAATGATGGCATTCATAAAATTCTGCCATACCGGAGCGCCGTTTGCTGCGGAATAAGCATTTACCGACCCAAAAAGCGTATCCGCAATATCCTGCTCGAACAAATCGTTGATGATGTCGCGCATCTCCCTGTCGATGGAATCCACCATGTCAAAGAGCTCGTCGCCCGGCTCGGTTACATCGAGTTTTGCCACTCTTTCCTCCTGCTTCTTGCGCAGATCATTAAACACGCGATACGCCTTTTTTGCGAAGTTTACGTCCGCAGGGTTGAAATGCACGGTCACAACGCCGTTTACACCTCGAATGGTGTATTCTTTTACGCCAGAATCAAAACTGAGTTCCATACTTACCTCCGAAATGAGGGCTGACAAACGCCAGCCCTCTTTGATTTAGTCCTCTGTAAACGTAACAGTGCCGCCGGAAATGGCCGCAGTTCCCGTCTTGCGCGTGCCGCCAAGCGTCACGTCGATGGGCATACCGATAAAGCCGCCGCCCTCGCCGCCGAGGGAAGAGGGCTTGACCATGCAGGACGAATAGCGCTCCGCAAAGACTGCCGTATTCGCCGTGCCTGCATAAGCGTGGACAATCAGCACGTCCTGATTCGCCAGCGCCGCCGCGTTCTGCTCCTTGACCGCGAGATTCCAAATCTTGACGATGGCAGGATCCCCAGCGTCCAGATCAGACGGGTCAAAGGTCTGCGTGATGATGGGTTTCTTCATGGTCGTGCGCGTTGTGCCAAGAATATCCTTCGAGGAATCCTCCTGCCAGTCGTATTCCATGCTGGAATCCGTGACGCGCGTACCGAAGGGAGACCATGTGGGGGTTCCGGTTTCGCCCGTGTTAAGACACGCGATCAAAAGTTCGCGGTCTACGGTCTGCCCCGCCGGAGTGTTAAATGTCGTATCAGCCATTTTTAATCACCTCGTAGTTCATTTTCATAAGGATTTGGTGATCCTCGTCGCCGTTCTCATACATGGCGAAAAGAGAGGATCGCGTTGTAGGCTCAATGCGAATGACGCGGCGACCATCGCCAATGTCAGGCGGCGTTTCGCTTGCTGCCCAATCGCCCAAGGCGTTAAGCAGCTCGTCAGCTTTAAGCCGTTTGTCGTTGCTGTTCCCCGGCTTCATGCGGTAGATGACCTTAAATTGGTATTCCGCCTGATACCCGCCGAGAATGTATTTTTGTACGATGTACGCCGCCTGAATCGTAGACAGCGCCATCGCCGCAGTATCGGCGGGAAGAAATTCGAACCGAATCAAATCAACCGGCTTGTCAGGGAATGTGTTTAACCACGCAAGCAACTTTCGAGAGACTTGATCTTCTTCCGCTGCCGACACCGTCTTTTTAACCTGTTCCGTACTTCTTCACCGCCTTTTCTGCTACACGCGCCCACTTATCGAGGTTCTGCGCTTTTGATGCTTCACACCAATGAGATTGTGCCTGTGGATGCGCCGTGTGGTTGAACACTAAATTGCGGTCAGTCACAACCTTTGTACCGCCTTTCGGCGCATATGTGCTGCCGGTATTTGGGTCAACCATGACTTTCCCGTAATACAGGAATCTCGCGTAAGGGCCGGGGTAGATGATGTCGTTGCCAACTACCCTTGTACGCTGCGTTAACGAGCCTGTGAGCATCGGCACAAAAGGCTGAGTGTCTTTCTCCATCTGCTCGGCTAAAGCGTGCTCAGCGCGCGCACAAGCCTTTGCAACGGCAGTTCTTACAGCGTCCATTCCATCGGTGTGCACGGAAAACTTGATGCCCATTACGCCCCTCCGACTTCCCAGTGCTGCATATCGGGGCTACCGTAGTCCATCGCATCAACCTTGGTCACGTTGTAGCAATCGTCGTGATATCGAACGACGTTCAAATTTGTGCCATTAAGCACAAACTCGCTCTTGATAAACAGCGTTTCTCCGCCGTTTCCGTCATATGAAAGCGTCCATAGTCCGCTGCGATCTGCGGCTTTAACAAACTCTTGCGGTTTTGCATAGGTCTTCGCCGCGCCCGTCTTACCATCCACGGCTTCCACCGTAAACGGAATATACAGATTCGCTGCGTCAGCCCCTTCAAGTCCGCTTTCACGCACGTTCGCGCCCTTGCTTGCTTGCAGCATCACGCCGCGCAGGATAGTAATATAAACATGCGTGACCTCATCAAGCGTTGTCGGGTCGATTTCCTGCACGACGTTGTAAAGCGTTACAGTGTGGGGAGCGTACATCTATACACACCTCCGCGATACAGCAGCCCGGTATGTGCAAGGTATTCCATGCACGTTTCTGCAAGCATTTTCTTCGCGCCGTCCGTTGCACTGAGCGCAGACAGGGCGGATTCACCGCCCGTTGCAAGTGTTCTGGAATAACTACCTACCGTTTCGCTTTTGACTTCCGCGTCATTTGCCGCGGCGTTGGCAAGGTTCTTCATGGCAAGCGCCTGCGCCGCCTCGATGACCGCATACTTGTCAACCAGCGCACAGCAGCACATCTTCACCGCGTCAAGATCGGCGTTGTCTTGTGCTTTATTGCGCGTGTAATAGTCGATGAAGGAGCTGGCGCGGACAACAAGACGCGGGAAGTCGGATTCACTCACAGCGCCCATGTAAGTGCCGGAATAGTATTCAAAGTCTGCGTAAGTCATGCGGGTCAGCTCCTTTCAAATCAGGCAGAGACGGTAACGGTGGCAGTGCCGGTCTTTGCGCCGTCCTGCTTAGACTTTGCGGTAACGGTGATGCTACTCTTGGTTTCGGTAGCGGAAACGGTCAGAACGCCCTCATCGCTGATCTTGCTCTTCGTTCCGTCCTGAGACCATTCGACATCGCCATTGATGATGCCCTCGCCCTCAACCTTGGCGGTAAACAGCTTGCTCTCTCCCTTCTTTACGGTTGCGGTAGCGGGAGTAATGGTAACGGTGGAAATAGCGCCGCCCTTTCCGTAAACGGAGAAGGGGAACGGGTTCGCCTTTTCCGCATTGTAGGCGTTGATGGGGTTCGCGATCTCCCAGCCGAGACGCATGACGGCACGAAGCGCGACCATATCGTTCTGCATGAGGTTGTAGGTGATTGCCTTGGTAGCAGGATCCTGAATAACGCCCTCAGTGAAGATCTTGAAAGTCATGTCCTGGCGAATGGCATAGACAAGCTGGCTCCAATCGCCGACGATCATCTGAGCCTGTGCGGGGTCAAACGCGCCGTTCATGGGGAAGTACATATCCATGCCGTCAAGACCATAGCGGGTAGCGCCCTGCATATCGGTCTTGAAAATAGGCTGACCGGAAGTGTCGCGAAGGCCGCGCAGCTTACCGCGCATCTGGATAGCGGACATAACGCCATTGGGGTTGAAGCCGTCCAACTCGACCTTGGAAATCAGGCCGCCATCGCCCATGATGTCGGCGTAAACGTCAGAACTGACGGGGACGCCGTTGCCAGCGGCAATAGCGGTAGGCACAACGCCCTCGCGCCAAGTGCCGGGTTTGTTCGTGCCAAACAGGATAGCCGCGTCAATGACCTTGCCGAAAGCCTCGGTCAGCCGGGGCTTGACCTCGCCCCAAATGTCATAGTCCGCATCATCGAGAGCAGCCTCGGGAATGGGGACGATAACCGCGATCTCCTCGGCATACAGCTTCTTCTTGTCCCACGCCATCTTGGTGGTCTGCTTGAATGCCTCGCCCGCTCCGTTGTCGGTAGCTTCGCCGTTGACAAAATACGCGGAGGGAAGTGCATCAAGCACATTGATGGTCTGCGTCTTGCTGGACATATTCGCCAGCCTGCGGCCCATACGAAGGACAGCAGATTCGGCGATAGCGCCCTGCATGATTTCGCGGGTTACGGGTTCCGGGATAAGGCCGGAAAGTGCGGAACGATCAATACTTGCCATTTTTTATTCTCCTTTTTTATTTCAGTGCGCCGCGAATCAGATTGTTCATCGCGGCATTGGTATCTGTTTTCTTTTCGCCGCCGCCAACAGCAGCGGACCAGTCGATTTTTACGCCGTCTTGGAACGCGGACGGATCGGCGCTGACTTGTGCCTTGTGCCATTCGTCAAACCCCTCAAGCGCACCGTCCTTGATTTCAAGGTGCTTTGCTTTCAGGTCTGCCAAATATGCCTTTTCCGCAGCCTTAGAGCTGAATTTCACGCCCTTTTCAGCAAGCGTCTTACGAATCACGTCTACGTAGTCATAATCGGCAATCTTGGACTTGTAGCCCTCGATCTCCTTTTTGAGCGCTTCCGTTTCTGCGCTGCCGTTCGCTGCAAACTGCTTGTTCTTCTCCACTTCCGCGTCCAGCTTGCTCTGAACAGTCGAAAGTGCCTTTGTGATTCGCCTGTCGAACTCTGCCTTGTAGGTGGGGTCAGCCAGTATTTCATCAAAAGTCTTAATTTCGTCTGCCATTTTTTATTCTCCTTTTATTTCCACAGCGTCATTCCCCGCTGCGTATTACAACAAAAGAGCCAACCTGTAAGAAATCCTTACAAGTTGGCTCCCATTGCCCTTTCCCGCGCCCTATTGCGCGGAAGTGCTGTATTTGATTGTCTTCTTGACTTCTAAGACAATGTACCCGTCACCTTTGCGGCGAATTTCCACATCGTTACCGCGCTTCAAAATTGCATCGATTGCCTTTTTGACTTCTTCCCAGTTCAATACAGCACCTTTGTCCTTTCCCGTTGCAGCGGCAACCCCGCCGCTTCACTAAAAGCCTTATATTTGGCGATCAGTCTTACAAGTTTCGCTTCTGCGGCATAATATTCGCCCTTTTGCTCACTCGCCTTATATGCTGTTACAAGCTTTTTTTGCTTGATAATCTGCCGCTCAACGCGCCGTTGCATCTGCGTCGCCTCGTATGCAGTGTATTCCTTCCCGTCAAACTCGCAGCCGAGATCATCATCAATATGGGCAAGCTGCTCATCTGTATATGTGCGCTCACTTACGCCCTCGACCCAAACATTGCGTCGGTGGCGGCAGTTGGCTCCTTCCAGCCCATCCACGGCCCCAAGACCACACACCTCGTAGATGCTCGGGTAAATGTCATTTGCGCGAATACTGTAAACCTTGCCTTGCCAGTCCTTATGGCTTGACCACGGTGACGGCCCCGGCTTATCTCTCGCGCCAGCATGGGCGGAAACTTCAAAATACGGAGTTTCGAGATATTGCGCCGACTGCTCCGTATATTTAGCGCAAATTTGATTTACGCCAGTCATTACTGCTCTGCGCACCGCCACATCAATTTGATCTCGATGCCCGCTCTCATAGTCAACTACCTTCAATCCGCCGTCTGCAAGCTGCTTTACTGCCGTCTTGATGGCCTGATTGTAGCTGATCGCGCCGCTCTGGATCTGCATTTCTGCGTTATCCAAAGCCCACTGATAAGCGCGCGCGGGCTTTAACATCGTGTTACCCACAAGGAAACCCATAGAAGCCGTTAAATTGCGGAATGTATCATGGGTCTGCCGCTTAATTGCATCCACTGTAGCCGCGTCTACAAGCGTTTCTGGCTGTGTTACATGCGCAAGGTCGATGACTTCGGTGTAATACTTCTGGTTGCGCTCTACAACGTCATTAAGCAAACTATTTAGCTTTTGTTTGCTAATCCCCGCTGTTTTGCTAATAGCTTCTTCGATGCTTCTAAGGTCAATGCCGTGCGATCTCAGCGCTCGAATATCCTGCACCGTAACTTCATTGAGCTGATCTGCGAAGACCAATCGGCTGCAAATCTCATCAAGCAGCGTGTTTTCGAGAGCGCGATAGATTTTTGCTAATTCTTCTGGGAGAGCATCGAGGATTTCCGGCGTAAACGGATATTTCGCCATACTTTATTCGACCTCATTTTGAGGTTCTGTGACCATCTCATGCACCTTTTCCAACGCAGCTTTTGCAGTCGTTTCATCCTCTCCATACCATTTCATACGGTATTCTAAAAGGCTCATTGCTCCCATGTTTTCGTCAAGTCTGTCCTGTGCACGTTCAGATTCAGTATCAATAAAAATGGAGTCATCAAACGCAATTGAGATTTCTGCATTTTCATTAAGTTTTACATCGATAGCTTTATTGCCAAGTCTTAAAAGAATGCGGCATAGTTCGGTAAGTGCATCACGCAAAATAAGTTGGTGTTTCCCTCTTGATTCCGCAAGTTTTGAGTTTGTACTAATAACTTGTGTCGCCGTTGCCATAACTGCGCCCTGATTGAATTGGTAAAAATTCGTTCCAAATCCGCACTTACTTGACAAAACGTTTAGCTGATCTTGCAACCCGATATTAAGTTCCGAGGTTCGCAACTGCGGGGAAATCGCATCTACAACATTCCCTTGCTGCGTATCTTCCGGAAGCAGATAAATGCGATTGTCATGCTTATCAAATGTGGGCCTGCCGTCCTCGTATCTTGTGGCGGGCATTTTCACGGCTAAAAGCAACGCACCATTATCAAATTCATTTGCGTAGCAATCATACGCTTTATCAATGACGCGCAACACGCTTATTGAATTTGCAAATACCGGAATCCCCGTAGGAAGCAAATAATCGACATTGTTTGCAATCGCAAGTCGGTCAATAACAAATTGTCTCTCACTGCTTCCAGTATCTACATAATCCGGAATGTGTTCAAACCCTGATACATCGGATAAGTTTGCTGGTGTCAATACTTCGTTTTCATACCCGTAAATGCTGTTTTCGATAATGTAATTCCCTGTTTTTGCTTTCCTAAAAATTTGTAAGAATAAATATCGTTTCCCGCCTCGGTTTACGATATTATCGAATGCACACTCCGTAATTACTCCGTTTTGCCATGAAATCGGGTAAATGTGTTCCATTGTGACATAATCGATAAAAATATCGTCTGCGGTTCCAGCCATTAACGCCCCGTAATCATTAACACGCTGCCCAACAACTCTTGGGATATATGCCACTGTTCCAAGTGCAGCTTTTAACTCCTGCATTTCATTCGCCTTAACCGAAAAGTTGTTTTCTTTCAAAATTCGGTTAATGAAATCCTGTTCGGCTTTTCCATCAACTGTGATTTGGATTTTTTCATTCAGAAGCAAATTGGCCCAGTCTTCGCAAACTTTCTTTGCCATGCCAAGTGTTTCTCTCTCACAATTAACCCATTCATGCCCGTTATACTTGCGGTATCTATGGAAGTTTTTGACGTTTCCTTGATACCAAGACTTCCAGAGGTCAACTTGGCTGTAAAAATCTTCTGGGATTGTCGTATAGCCAAGTTCTTTTAACTTTTGGATAACTGCACTGCTCATGCAATAACTCCCATTCTGCGGCTGACAGGCTCCAACGCATACCGGGTCGCGTCAATCAGGTGGTTGTTCGCGTCTGGGTATCCGCTGATAATGTCACCGTCTTTGTTTCGTTCGTATTCGTATCCAACAAATTCATCGTAAGCGTGCGGTGTGCGTCGCCTATCAATAACAATCGTTCTCCGCTGCAAAAACTTCATGCCATATTCCACCGAGCCGGGCCCTTTGACTGCTTCATACGCAGGTAACCCCATTGCACGGAGATCAGCAACGCTTTTCGGCTCGGCGCTGTCGCAGATTGTTCTAACATTGTTATATCCGCGCTGCTTAATCATGGTCGCGCTTTGCTCGTTGGATAGCTTGTTTTGGTAAATCTCGTCTACCAGATATATTGTCTCCCTTGCCCGATCATAATGCAGGCGGATAAACGCGAACGGGTCAGGGAACCATCCGAAGTCAACGCCCTGATAGATGCGGTCGAAGCTTTCGATTTCTTTGTCGGTGATCTCCCGCAATTCCAGCTTATCGAACACATTGCCGCCAGTTCCTACCGGAATACCGAGATACTCATGCTGATATGCTCGCTCGTCTGTTTCTTTCAGGTGTTCCGCTTCTGCAAGAAACTGTTCTCCCAACCACTCGGGCGGTGCTTGCAGATACGTTGACTTGTGGCACAGGCGGTCTGCGCGTTCCTCCATGCTGTCTTTGTTCGCCCAGTTGTCCCGGCTGATCGGCGGGTTATAGCTTTCAAAATTCCAAAACACCGAGCCACCGCGCATGGTGGACTGCAAAATGTTTCGGATTTCTGCGCGACCGGCAAACTGGTCTTTCTCTTCAAAGTGCGTCACGGCGATATAGCCAAACGGCACTTTGATAGACTTGATCTTCATAGGGTCATCAGCGCCCCGGAACATGATTTTCTGGCCGGTGGGCTTGTATATCAGTTCCATCGGGGAAACTTTGGCTTCCCAATACGCCGCCGCACCCAGCTCACCAATTGCCCAAATGTATTGTGCATAAACACTATCGCGAATCGTATTTGCCACTTTGCGGAGAACCAGCGCGTGACAATTTCGGTTCTGCTTCTGCATCAGAATCAGCGGGACAAGGATAGATACCGTCGAAGACTTTAGCGAACCTCGACCGCCGCTGAAATCGTAATGCGTGTGCCCATGTTGAAACACGTCTTTTGCAATGCTATAGAACACCGGCGCGATCTTTTGCGAAAGAAGTATCTTAGACATCGATAACCACCATCACACCATCGTCATTGTTATCTCCGGTTTTCTCTTGCACCATCGCCCACTTGTCGATCAGCGTTCCCATCGCCGTTGTGATTTGGCTGAGATTTGCCGCCGCCAACTTTTCGGGGTCGTTGAGCATTTCAAGCCCCTTGCCGATAAACGAACACACAAGGTCTTTGTGGTCGTTCATGTACTCCATCACATCGGCGGTGTTCTCTTCTTTTTTTTGCTCGCACTTTTCCACAATGTCGGCATTCGCTCGCACAAGGTTCTTAACCGTCGTTGCGGACACGCCGTTAATTTTTGCCGTGGCGCAATAGTTGTTCGTCTGCACATAGTCCGCCAGTATTTTCTTTTTCTGCCGGTCTGTCAGACGCGCAGCCATTGTCACCACCTCGCACCTTTATTTGCTACCAGCCCCCGCCCCTTGGCCTTACATAGCAGACTTTACCCGCCCCGAAGGGCTACTCTATGCCCGCAAGGGGCGTGATACTTACACAGTCTCCGGCGCTGCGCTCTGTTCGGCCCGGCCTACACAACGGCCTAATCTCTCGATTGCCGTCACCACGCCACATCCATTTACCGCCTCAGCCTCCTCGCAAAGACAGCAGCGCCGGATAACCACGGAACTTTTCAGCCCTGCGCCGGTACGTCGGTCGCATCCGTTTCTTTTACACAAGCCGGTGCCAGCCCAATAAATATTCTTCGGCATGCCGCTTTCGTACAGCGCACATACAAGCCCCTTGTAGCGGTCTTACCCTTCCGTGCCGCAATGCGGTAGCATACATCTGGTACGGCATTGCAGTCCTGCCCTGCTTTAGCGCTTCGGGGAAAGTCCCCGTCACTCGCTGTGGTCTTCCCTTACGGGGCCCCTATGCCGCATATGTCCCCGCTGGGCCACATCGTTGAGAGGTGCGCGGGGTTCTGTGCCGCATGAGAGGTGCGACCTCTCGGCCCTGATCGTGGGCTGCATCGTGCGTGCGGCATATCGCGGGGGCGGTGTGAAAAGATGAAAAAGCACCGCCCCTGCTATGGCGTAGGAGGTAAACGCCATAAATGAGAGAACCGCAAAAGCTTTTACACCTCTGCGATTCTATTATCTCATAAGCAAATGGCTTTTTAAGGCCAACTTTTAATCATCGAGCAGCCCGTAGTTCCGTGCGACGCACTTGATAAAATCGGTATGCCAGCGTCTCGCCGTCCGGTCGGAACAGTTGACCGCCATCGCTGCGCCTTCAAGCGTGTGTGTCTTATCCCAAAACACAAGGCGGATAAATTTCAAGCGCTCTTCGCCGTCTTGCATTGCCCTTGTTTCGTTCACCGCTTTTCGCACAGCAATATTTTCTAACAAAGACACTCTGTTCAACTCCTGCTCTCGGTCGGGGTCGTAGCGGCGGATAATGGCTTTTACATAGCCCCACCAGCTATAGCGAGGTTTACTCATGGCGCGCCACCTTTCTTTTGACCCACGCCCACAGGTTACGCCACGGGTGAGATTCTGCGTAGTCAGCGCGCCCACACTCAAAAGCGGCTCTATCCACCATTTTAGTTACGTCATTCCGCAGCGCGTTCTTTTCAGCGACAGAATACGTCAACTCTGCATTCGCCCGCCCAAGCGCCACCTCGGTATCAGCGAGCTTATTTCGCAGCGCATCCGCGTCCACTTTCAGATTTGCGATCACGTTCTCGCGGGTAATGGCCTCGCCGTGCATTTGGTTAAGCTTCTCAGTCAGCACGACGTTCGAATGCATCTTTTCCATCAAATCATTTCGCAGCGCAATCGTTTTTGCCGTTTGGGATTTCAGTTGTTCGGCCAGCTCTTCATTTTCTTTTTCCTGCGATTTGAGCCTTTCGGCGGCTTCCTCCGCCATCTTTGCCATCTGGTCTTTGGTATACTTCTTGATGTTGATGCTCATAATTTAGCTCCTTTCATTCGTAGCTGTTCCTCGCGCCCTCTATCGCTCACGATGCTCACGACCTTACAGTCGCCGTAGCGCTCAAGGTCCATCGCGATGCGCTCCTTGATGCCCTGCGCGTCAGCGGCGGGGACGTTGGCCTTAATCGTGATCGTCAGCATATACGTTACCTTTCACGTGCTCTTTCCACCACAGATATTCTTTGCGCTCTCGTCGATATTCAAAAATCAGGCTTTCCGCTCGAAGAATGTCCCTCCACTTATTGCTTGCCGATACCCAAGCCAACCCGGCGAAATAGATTGCCAAGCCGAGAACAACTGCCGCCAGCGCAGCACCGCCGACAATCATAATGGACGCGCCAATATTCACCATCACAGTATCTATCATTCGCTGGCACCTCCGTCCATACGCGCCCCACAGTTGGGGCAGTAAGGGCTTTTACGCTTGTTCCACATATCGCAACACGTTGATACATACCCCTCGGCAGCAGGCGTTCCGCTTCGATAGTGCGTTACCCACCGCGCATGCACCACCGGGGCAACATCGGCGGCGGGAGCATCTTCAATTTCAAACTCATCTGAGAGCCGCTTAAATACGTACTCAAGGCAATATGAACCGAACCCAACGTGATAATCTTGATCTACCGGGTCAAAATACAAGATGTTGAAATACGGCCTGTCAGGCGTCCCTGAAACAAAAATTTTTGCAAAGCTGGTCTTTATTTTGTTCTTGTGGGTGCAAACATCTGCACTCTGCATTTCTTTTTCAGCCATTGTCAGCCCTCCTGTTCGGCGAACACCCGCTAACCCACCTTGCACGGCAGCACCACCACGCGTCCATCCTTGTCGGCCTCGTCCAGCTCACGCAGACGGTCATCCAGCAGCCAGTTTTTCACATACTCCCAACTGCAATTATAATCAATTCCAACATCCATCAGGATATTAGACATTCGTTTAGACTCTTCCGGCGTCAGCCCCGTTTCCTCGTAGGCTGCAAGACGCTCCACACACGTCTGTCTGTACGCGCTTTTTGCCACACGGTCATTGCAATCATTGCCACTGTAACAACCTGCCGGATAATTGTAATCCGCTGCGCCGCTTGCGAGATATTTTGTCAATCTCTCCATCACTCCACCTCCTGCATCTTACTAATCACTTTTCGGATCACGTCGCCACCGTAAGCGTCTTTTGTCAGCTCCAAAAATTCCGTCAGCGTCATCATGCCGTGCTCGAGGTCGACGCCGTAGTCTCGGGCAAACTGCTTTCGCCCCATGTCACACGATCCGGTCAAGCGATGATGCCAGTCGTAAAAATACTGCGTCGGATACGTTTTTTCACGGTCTGTCTCTCGCAGGAACGCATCTATACGCTCGTCTTCCGGCATATTCTCGAAAAGCTTGTCTCGCAACGCCTCCATTGCTTCGCGCAGCGTTTCGCCGTGTGCAAAAACATTTTCTTGTTTAACGATATAGCACGGCGTGAGCGTCAAATCATTGTTCACGATTGCCCC